ATATTACCGACATCGATATAGAAAATCCTTCGTTCGGGTGCGCGAGCCAATCGATAGATGACAAGACTGTCTTCCATCATTCTTAATTGGTTGATTGGTTTGAGTGCTTTATGTAAGTGCGAAACAACTTTCTTTTTCGTTTCGTCTAATAAACCAGAACTAACATAACTGATCGAGTCCGGAGAAAGTTTAACGCCGGAGTTGGTTGCTCCTGGTTTTTCTTCGAAGATAAAAAATTCTTCAGTCTTATCGACAATCTTGACTCCAGTCTTCGGGTCTTTCTTATACTTGACGTTTTTAACTTTACGGATTCTAGAAGCATCGATGTTTCTGATTTCTTGTATACCTGCTTTCAAATTAGACTCATTAACCAACAAGTGGTGATACAGTCTGCCGTCCACATACCAAGACCTAAAAATGTCATGACCCAACTCATTAAATTTAAGCATTGCAACAATTTGCTCAAACTCTTGAATCATTTGTTTTTTAATCTTATCGGACGCTTCAACTTTCTCTAAAGAAAGCGCGACACTAGATTCTAATTCAGAAGCAGTAATACATTCGTTAACAATTTCTTCTACCGCTGTATCAACTTCGGGATGCATTGATACGCCACGATATTTAAGGATGAGTTGGTGATTGTCTTTAGAATCATCTCCATCCATGTTAATATATTGTGCATAATGACCTGCCGCAGATGTTACATACCCTGCGCCGTCGTCGTCTGTTGGAGGTACAATCGCTTGTAATTTTTTTGAATCGTTTTCAGATCTAGATCTTCGTAGTTCAAATCCAAAAAGTTTTAAAATACTGTTATCATTCTCTGCCATACTGTTTCCCGAAATATAGAATAAACTTGAGACCCAACCTAATGGGTCTCAAGTATCTAGCCTCAAAATAACACGACAAAAAATTAACTTGTCGTATCAGACTCCCAATACTGAACTTGGAATTCAGTCGTAAATCTTTCGATCTCGTCAACCGTGCCATAACCGACAGCAATTTCAGAAACTGCAGTTGGAAAACAACCACGAAAGTTATATCTTTTGATTACACTTTCATCACGATCTAATTGATCAACGATCAAGTCAGTTTGATAATCTGAGGGGTTTGTTAAACCTGTGTTTGATGAATGACCGTTAATGCCGTTCATCCAACGCTCCATGGCGTTGCGAACTTTAAAGTCTGTATCATTAATGATGGTTACAGTCCAAGGTTCAAATACGCGATCTCCTGCAATCTTAACCTGTCTTCCACGAAAAGGAACGTTGATTAAACCAACGGTCGAGTTGGGAAGAACAGCAGTTTCACAGAGAAAAGACGTCAGTTCAACATCACCTGCCGCATAAGCAGGGAAATTTAAAGTTGCTTTGAATAGAGTGGGGCGAGCACCGCCTCCACGCAACTTTGCTTTAAAGTCATCGACTCCTAAAATAGCCATTTATATTCTCCTTATACCGTGCCAACGATTTCTTCAAACTCAACGCCGGTTCGTGTTGCAACGAAGTTCAATGTAACGTAATTAATTGAACGAGCGGGTTTGATGAAAATGCTTGCGACGAAATTATTTGTATCGATGACTGCTGCAGTATTGTTTGTTTCGTCACAAACAACTTTAAAGTCAGTGATACCGCGACGCCCTTTGATTTCTCTCAGGAACGGTTCAACGATGTTGACAAATTCAGAACGAGTAAACTCGTCATTGAATTCAAACATAACCCCAGCAGAGGCACGCTTGATTGCTTTTTCAATAACCAAGAACAAACGACGAACGTTGATTCTATCAAACGCTGAAGGTCTTGATTCTTTAGTCTTATCGCCGAAGAGGAGAATACCCTGTCCAGGGATGTTAACGATCGGATTGATTCCTGCTTTATACAATGTATCCCTATCTGTTTTAGTAGGATTGTAAGCAAGAGAAGTGACGCCAAAGTATTGACCCCTTCTTTGCCCAGCGGGTGAGAACCATGGTGCTGCGTTAATATCGGTTGCTGCCATTAGACCAGCAGTTGAACTTGCCGCAGGAACCATAACATATTGATCGTTGTACTTATCATAAACTTTTAGATAATTGTTATCAACAATTAAATACGAGGAGGACGTGTACCCATCGACACATGTTTTAGTTGACGCTACAACATTGGATGCTGCAACGTTCACGACTGCTGACCTGCTTGGAGAAGCAACCACAACGCAATCTTTCCTTTCTGCAGCATTAGCAACAATATTATTCACGACTGTTGCTTGATCAACATCGGAAGACATTCCCGGAGCAATCATGAAATCGATTTCGAAAGAGTTTTCGTCTTTCATTAAATCAAAACCAGCATTGAATTGACTTGTTCCTAAAGAACCAGAGTTAACTCCACCCTGCAAAGAAACTGTTTCCACAGCATGCGTTCCGAATGCTGTTGATGGCGCAGCGCCATGATTCGAATACCCTGTACCAACGCAATAAACATATTCGGATTTGCTGTTGATGACATCTTCAATGAAGTTGCTTGAACCATCAGAAGTTTTAGCGCCTGATGCTTGCGACAGAAACGGGAAAGTTTCTAATACTGTTCCCTGAACTCCAGTGAATTCTCCATCTTCGTCAATTACTACAACGTGAACTTCATCATTCGCGCCGCCGAGATCTTCAACGTATTTTGACGTTTCTGGTTGAGCATCGAATAAACTACTATACGCCCAATTGTCAAATGCAGTACTTGTGCTGCTCGCGCCCAAAATAGAAACGGAAAGGCTGTTTCCTGCTGAACCCGCAAATCGACCGACGAATGTGTTTCCGTCAGAGTCTAATGCAGATTTTTGTGTTTCTAAACTAGAGGTATTTTTGACTGTAGGCGCTGCTACAACGCTAGAGATACATGAGTTTTTTGCTGATCCGTCTACCATGCGTGTTACAAACATGTTTCCGGAATATCTTAGAAAATTTGCTGTAGAGTAAAAATCAACAGCAGAGGTTAATGAAGGTTGTCCAAACGTGCTAACCAAAGTTGATTCATTCCCAATCAATTTCGGTTCTTCAGCTGGACCCCACTGAAAATCTCCAACAATAGCGCCAGTTGTTGTGTTCACATTAGGAACAACACCCGACAGGTCAACTTCTTTGACCGTAATTGAAGGAGACAAACCAGACGATAAAAGTGCCATATTCTTGTCCTTCTCGAAAAAATTTATGATAAGATTACATTATACGATTATTTTCAATGAATTTATTTATAAATAATAAAACCTTCAATAATCAAGGTGCTCATAAATCTG